ACTCTTGCTAAACACTTACCGACTGGGTTAGGTGTATTAGATAGAACTAAGTTGTCGCGTTCTGGTACAAAAATTAGGTCTTGATCTTTATCGTGGTATCTAACGATAGATAGGTAAGGGGAAGCATAAGAATAAACATTCTTGCCAATGATTTTATCGTAGAACTCAGGATATTGGGAAGCAATACTTTCAGCATCGGATGCAATGATCTGTGATATAGATAAACAGCGACCAAATCTATCTACCTCTGGGTATACACCAAAAGGATTTAGTAAACGAATACGAGGATTGTTTGTCTCATAATCCATTTCAATTATTGCTGGCAATAGACCGTAGGTATTAAAGTAATCAGCACCGGTATACATCTGGATCTGTAGATCAGAAGATGCTACATAGTAATTAGCAATACGAGTTCTAGTATCAGCAGCACGGCGTTGGGTATCAGATACCATATTAGTTGCTGCACAGTTAAAGGATGGCAGTGGTGCCATTACCTCTGCTAGATCACGGGCAGCTACATCTACAAAGTTTGCAACTAAAGGTTTTGGATAATCTTCTGAGAACATCGCTGGATATACTTTTGATATATCACCTTGGCGCACTGAAAGAACATCGCGCATACGCTGGTCTCTAGCTGCATAGCGGTTCTTCAACCGATCTATCTTTGAGACTACCTCTTTAGTAGATAACAATATTGCTCCTTAAATAAATGTGCGTTCCTTCTCAGCAAAGAGTTCATCAAGATTGACAACTACTCTTTTGTTTTGTTCATACTTTGATAGGAATGGATTTTTAAGATGGTGTGTCTGATACTTACCATAGTTAAGCATCTCTCTTGCTCTGATCTCACAGAACCAAAGAGCCATTACCATATCTGTCTTACCCTTAGTCGTAGGAGACCAAGTAATTAACTGCTCTATTAGAGCCTTAATGTTTTCAGTTTGATCTGAAGGTAAATGTATTAGGTTATCCCTATGGTGCTTGCCATCGTGTTGTTTAGTACCAAATAAGGTAGCCATAGATGCAACACCAAAACCTGCATCCCATTTATTACTGCCGGTATGGTGTTCTTTAAACTGTACACCTTTAGATGCTAAGTGCATCTTGATACCTTCATCTTGTGTTAAGAAAGATTGAAATGCGTTCTTCTCTACTATCCACTCACTAGGACCATACAGGGATGTCCAATCAAATATTAAATTTCTAATAGCAGCAGGGCTAGGCCGCGTAATCTTAATAGCATCTACAATATAGCGTTTACTAGTAGCTCTATCTATTGCATAACAGATAGCTGCAGTATCTCCTACCATTGCAGGATCTAGTCCACAGATAAAGGTGAAGCCATTTAAATCTCTTGGGTGTCCAGGATGACCTGCGGTTAACCTACCTGACTTACGCATACCATCTATAGAGCCACGAACACAGACGGGGTCAAAGGCCGCATCATCTGAGATATCTTGTTGCTGATAAATTAAAGCCCAAGTTGAAGCATCCATAGATTGGCGTTCGTTATAAAGGTTACGACCATTCCATCTAGGATAAAGATTAGTTACTGGATCCTTCTCAGTTTCTTCTTGACCATCAAAGGGTTGGTCTGAAGCTGGCCATAAGGTGACCCACTCTTCAGGCTTCTCATTAGATTCTAATAGGGCTGGCATTGCAAGATAAGACCAAGGTACTAGGCCGCCAGGATATCTATCGTTATTGCGTAGTTCTTTATATAGATCAACTGCAGCAACGCGGGTACCAATAATAATTAATTTACCACTAGGGTTAAGACGAGACCGGACATCTTGGGTTAACCATTTAATCTGTCGTTCAAAGTCATTAGCATTAGATAGAGTCACAGCATCATCTACTATGATCATATCAGCTCTCTTACCGTAGATCTGACCGCCAATACCTACTGCTTCTATATTGGGATCCTTTTCAGAAGATTCACGCAACTCATCCCCGAAGGTAACTCTGGTCGCTTGCCAGGAGGCGCTCTTTGATCTGAAGCCCACACCGGCAGCGTAAGCTGATTGTAACTCCTCATATGAGGGGTGGGTTAATCTTTGTTTTATAGCGTATAAGAAATCTGCGGCTAAGCGCTGAGTTTGGGAAACTATAAGAACTCTAAAGTTTGGATTTCTACATACCTGCCAAGTTACGTAGTCAATTGTAATAGTCATTGACTTGGCGTGGTTGGGTGGAATATTTAGAAGTATGCGGTTATTAGCTAGTCCTGGCTCATACTTCATAGAGGGGTGTAACCAAGAAGGTTTACCAACCTCAATCATATCTACTAAATTTTGTTGATGGGGGAATGTCTTGTTCTTTAAAAAGCGATCTCTAAACTGAGCAAAGGTAATCTCCGATATATCTCCTAGTGCAAAGTTCTTATCTCTAAGACCTAGCCTAGTTCTATCCATTTTATCGGCGAAGACACGATCTGATCTGCGGTAGTACTCATAGGTCTTTAATGATTTACCGGCTGAAGCACAGGCTTGCTCCACAGTCATATTCTCAGCTACACAACCGAGAATAATTCGCTTCGCGATATCTGCTGAGTTCTCAGCCATAAACTCCTCTGTGGATAAAACCTGTGGATAAGTGCCGTAATTAAAATCTAAAGATTAGTTACTAGGCAGATAATATGTTACTGGATAAAATATTAGTTTACACCTGCCGCGTAGTGTATCTGTTCGGTTCACTTCGCTGGCGCTTCGCTCCCGAACAAGCTCCAAGCGCAGTGAGGGGTAAAACTCGGCTCGCCCTTAGGGGTCTCGCCGAAGCATCGCTGAGGCGATGAGGGTCGTAAAACTAGTAAGGGATCGTTTTACTCCCCTACTATATATAAGGCGGGAAATATAACGCATTTCCCGTTTTCTGGTAATAAATCTTTGTAAATGTGATGAACCTCACTATCAAACTGGTATAAACTGGACATATCGGACAGGTATTACGGCAGCTTAACTTTATCAAATATTTTTATTGTGGGTACATAATATATAACAACACAGAATTAAGCACAGGGGGGTCGGTTTCTGCGCTGTGTCTGCCCTTGTCCAATGTCCGATTTGCCCTAGTTAGCCCTAGTTGGCTATGGTTTGCGCCTTTTGTGGGGGTATTGGTAAAGAGTTGGGGGATTACTAACTAATCGGCAACTAATGGGGCGCACCCTTAGCCCTTACCAGCCCTTAACCCTAACCCTTTACCTTAGGTTTAACCCAGCCAATTCTCAGGATATTGTTATCATTTCGTTATCATTAAATGCTTGACTAACTAGGGGATACACCCCCATAATTTACTTAGTGAGCAAACCCGCCCACTACTAGACAAGATAGGACAATAAAGTGAAATCTTATTACACCAATGAAACCTTAAAATCTACCGCCCAAGATATTAAGAAGGATTTTGAAATCGGCGGGGCTACTTGGGAAGGGGTAGCCCTTGAAATTGCCCGCCTTCAATTAAGCCTAAAAGAGTTTAAGAAACTTGGCTTAGATATTGATAAGGGAATTGATTATGGCACTTGGGATGGCTCATATTGCGCTAGTGAGAAAGATATAACTCTATTTGACCCTAAGTGTTGCGACCACGATTATGAGAGTGGTTGCCCTTGTTGCTTAGGCGACTGTGATGACTGTACAGATGAGCAAAATATCCAACTAATTTAGTGGCGGGCTATCGCTCACCCTCACGGGTGGGCGGTGGCACTCTCCTAAACTAGAAGAGTGAGAAAGATAGGGATATGGCTAAGCAATTCAAGACCACCACGCTATTGGCAGACGATAGCGGGGCGGTATGGGTAGAGGCACAATTAAGCGAGGCACAAGTAAAACGCATAATTAAGGGCTATGAGAGGGCGGGCGTTAGCCTCACCGCTTACGGCTCACCTAATCAAGTAATGGCACAAGTAAGAGAGTTAGAGGGGGCGTTTTAATGAGCACTATTGAATTATTAGAGAGTATCGCGGGAGAGTTAAACACCCTTCCCGATTTATTGTTTGAAGCTATAAGAGAAGATGAGGGGGCGGTAGAGTTAGTTAGAGAGTATGGAAGAGGCAACTCTACTTATGACGACATTTTAGATTATATAAACGGCATAATCTAGGTTAGTGGCTTATTGTCCTCTCTCCTGCTACCATAGGGGAGAGGGCGGTAGATTACTAAATCGGTAATCTAACTAGACAGATAGGGGCAATAAATGAATAAAACTAAAGAGGATATGTGGGAAGTGCTACAAAATCCACCTAAAGGGGTGGAGAATATAGCGGACTTAATTCTTTGGTCTATGAATTATGACTTAAAAACAGGCACGCCATACCATATTTTTTTAGATTTAATTGGATACTCTGATGATATGTATGGCACTTTACTCTTTAATGGTAAAAACTTTAATAGAGTTTTAGGTTATATGGAATTGGATTATTTAGGGGACGCTTTGAAAGAATACGCCACTAATCCACAGGCAGTTTTAGAGTTTATCGGTGAAGTAGATGAATTAGATAGGGGCGAGTAATGAAGAGCGCAAACTATTACAAGATTAGAAGAGCGGTGCGGGCGGTATTTTGGCTTTCATTACTAGCGGGGCTTTACCTAATTAGCTCCCATCTATGGTGGACGGGGGCGGGCTGGTGTTGGGGCGTGGGGTGTGGGCTATGAGTTATAATTGCTCCTCCTGTGTTATTAGGGGAATTGGATTGTGCTTTCATATAAGTGTGGGAGATAGAGAGAGCGAGAGTGTGCTCTGTGGCGATTGCTTGCGCCCCGATTGTAAGGGGTGTGAGTAGATGAGCGTGAGAGAGAAGGAGCAGACCGCACTCTGTAAGGGGTGCGGGTGGAGTTTTAGCTTATGGACTTTATATGCTGGAACTAAATCGGGTGAGTGGGTCTGTGCTGATTGTTTATACATACAAGAGAGAGAGGGCGGGTTATGATGGGATATAAGGAAGCAGATTTACGCAAAATGATGGCATCTATTAGTTTTTCTATAGGCAGATTTGATGATAATAACATTGATGAAGGCTTAATTAACACAATAGATTTTATACAAGGATTACTGGCGGAAGGTTATATTACAGAATAATTTAGTGGCGAACTATGCCATATTCCTTGTCTAGGGGAGTGTGGCGTGGTATTCTACTAACAGTAGGAGAGGGCGATAGCAAGGAGCTAACGCTTAGATAGATAGGAGAGAAGATGACCAAGTATATTGCTAATGAAAATGGCGATTGGTGGGAAGTGGTAGAGGGAGAGAGCCTTTACTTAATAGATACAGAGTGGGAAAATATCGCTAGTAAAATGGAAGAGGAAGAGGTATCACCTAATGACGATAAGTTTGAGCGTTTTATATGGAGATACGGCTCACCCGTTAGTGTAGATATGGAAGGAGCAAGAGTATGAAAGTATCAACGGTAATAGAAGAGTTAAAGAAGTTAAATCCTGATGAAGAGATAGTGGTTAGCTGGTTTGATAAGCAAACTTATCAGGATTACTACAATGATGAGGAAGAGATAACCCCTGCCGAGTGGGAGTATGTAGTTAAATCTATATCTACTAATGATTACTACTGGCAACAGGTTGTATGGACGGTAGAGGAAGCAGTAGCAACTATCAAGGGAAGGATAAAAGTATGAGTGAGTTATTAACTATATCTACCTTTTGCCAAGAGGAAGAGTGCGATAAGGACATAGAGGTAAGTGCGACACTTTATATGCCTGTTAATAGAGTGGAATATATCTGCTCCTATTGTGGAGTAGAGCAAGGACAAGATAACTGGCTGGAAGGAGCTGGAGTATGAGCAAGATGAAGCAACACTTAGAAGAGCAAGTAGTTATCTCTCACTCTAGCGAGGAGAGCACAGGTTGGAAGAGGTATATCTCTTTTGATTATCAAGGTAATAACTATGAATTAACCCTATATTGGGAAGAGTTTAATGGCTACGATACTTATTGGAGAGAGCCTGATACCACACCTAATTGGGTGGTGGAGTGGGATAGCGAGGCTCATAAGGGTATGAGCTTTGAGCATTACCTAGATGACCTAACTTGGGAGATGAATAAATGAAGGGCTACTTTGTGATAGATAAGCAAGGGACAGGGTGGAAAGAAGGTTATCTTTGGAACTCAATTAAAGAGATAGCCGACAGTATCCGCGACTATGATGATTACAGAGAGTTAGAGATATCTAACTTAACTCACTCACAAGTCTGTAAACTATGGGACTTTGAGTATCACCGAATAACACCAGCTAATTGTGAGAAGTATGGTGTTAATCCTAGCCAACTAACGAGGGAGATAAAGATATGAAGGCTACACCAGTAATTTGTGGCGACCACTTAGTCCCAATAAGCGAGTGCGATTGCCTAAGCTATATGAGAGAGATAACAAGTTCAGCCGAACGGCTGGTTCAACTAACAAAAGAGAGGGAGCAACTGAAATGAATATCAATATAAAAGAAAGTTATATGCCTGAATATACAAAGGTAATAACTTTTGAGTGTGAGGGTGAGGAGTATATGGCTGAGGTGTATTTCGGTAAGCACTGCTCCGATTACAACCTATATCAAGGTAATAAAAAACTAATGGATAAACCTGCTTGGCTTGAGAAGGCAGAGTTAGACCCTGAGTTTAATTTTCTATTCTTTATAGATGATTTAGCTTGGGAGTATGAGGAGAGTAAGAAGGTGGTAAGCGTATGAATATCTGCCAATTTTGCGGGTGGGAGATAGCAAGAGTGGACTGGTATCACCGATACAACAGCAAGCTAATCTGTGATAACTGCGTAATGGATACAATGAGTGAGAGGGAGAAGGAGGAAAGTAAATGAGTAAGAGAGATATCCTAAAAGCTATGAGTATCAACGATATGGTCAAGTCAATAGATGAGAGTGAGAGAGAGGAGGCGGGTGATGAGTAGAGTAAATGGGTTTATTATTTTTAACCGAGAAACAGGGCAGAAAATGGCAACACTTCCATTAACTATTCCTATTGGTTCAACGGTAGAGGCTTATGAAAGAGCTGGTCATAAGGTTGGTTGGGCTTGGGAAGAAGGCGAAAGTGAGTGAGCCACGCTATCTATCGGGAGATGAGTATGCCCATAATGGGGTAGAGTTAGACATAGTAAAGTGTAAAGAGTGTGGGAGCGAGTATGACTACGCTGAGTATCACTCTTACACCTGTTCAGATTGTGAAGATGAGATAATCAAGAGAGAGAAGGCGAGTAAATGAGTAATGTATTAGAGCTACGCAACGGGTCGCTGAAGAGGATTATATTCTATGAGGTGGCTGACCCACAAAATATAGCCGTATGGGGAGGAGAGAGTGCGTTAGAAGCCCTTAAATGGTATAGGAATAGCCCTAATGGGAGTAAAATCTATGTCCAAGAGTGGCTAACAGATGAGGAAGATGCTAAACAGGTGTCCTCCCAGATAGAGATAACACCTATAGTATTATCTACTATCGCTAATTGTATGGAGAGGTGGGCTTAATGAAAGAAGTAGAACGGAGAATAGAAACCGCTAAGACACAAGCAGTTCGTCAGAGAAACTACAGGAGAGCAAGGGATAGAGCGTTAGCTCGTTTGAGTAAAGACTACCCAAATGTATATCGCAACTACCTTGAGGAAGAGATGAGTGCTGATGAAGAAGGTAATAAGAAGTGGCTTGATATTAGTGGTCGCACTAGGTCTACTACTAGTAGGAGAAAGTAAATTATTTCCACCACCGGTGGGACAGATACCCAATGGTGTAATAGAGAATAGGAAGGCAACAAAATATGAAAAAGATCGTAATAGAAAGATCGCAAAAGACTACGCTGCGGCTGGTTGGGGTTGGAGAGGGAGAGAGTGGGCGTGCCTTGAGTCCCTTTGGACCCGTGAGAGCAGGTTTGACAACTACGCAAAGAACCAAAGAGGATCAAGCGCTTACGGAATTGCTCAACTGCTTGGAGAGCAAGATGTTAGAAGCGAATATCAAATCCTTAAAGGTCTTAGATATGTTGATAAACGATACTCTTCCCCTTGCAGGGCGTGGCGTTTCTTCTTAAAAAATAATTACTATTAATGAAAATATTATTAGCTTGTGAAGAAAGTCAAGCAGTGACTAAAGAGTTTAGGCTGTTAGGTCACGAGGCATATTCTTGCGATATACTACCCACATCTGGCAATAATCCAGAGTGGCATTTACAGCAAGATGTAACCTCATTATTAAATAAAAAGTGGGATTTGATTATTGCTTTCCCACCTTGCACCCATCTAGCATCTTCAGGTGCGGCTTGGTTTGAACAAAAACGTAAAGATGGTAGGCAGCAAGAGGGCATAGACTTCTTTATGTTATTTACAAAATCTAATTGTCCTAAAATTGTTATTGAAAATCCTGTTGGTATTATGAGTAGTGTGTATAGAAAGCCTGACCAAATTGTGCAGCCATATCAATATGGTGATCCCTATGAGAAGCGCACTTGTTTATGGCTTAAAGGTGTGCCGCTATTGAAACCTACAAATATAGTAAAACCAGCAGCACGCTCAGTATATGTAAGTGGTAAAACTATGCCCACGTGGTATGCAAATGCTAATAGTAAAACCAATGCTGAAAGATCCAAAGTTAGATCTAAGACTTTTCCTGGTATGGCTAAAGCTATGGCTAAACAATGGGGTCTGTGATAGTATTTAACTCTTGATCGGCTCTCTCCGATCTATCAAAGAAAGCCTTGCTACCCTTCCAGCAGGGCTTTCTATTTTTTTCTAATCCAATACTGATCATTAATAATAATTGTATCCAGCTCAGCTTTGTGTCGCTCAGTAAATAAGAGTATGCCAGGGCGTGGTGTCTTAGCAGGTGGTAGATGGCGACCCCAAGTGTAATCATCAAATGCCATAATCCCACCGGACTTGAGCAGAGGCCAGCTAAGTTCTGCATCCATTAGCACACTAACGCTTGTGTGGTCTGCATCAATATAAATAAAATCATATGAGTTAATAAAGTTATTGCGTTGCCTAATTAGATACTCAACGGTATCACTGACCACAGATACAATAGATAAATTATTAATCTTCTCCTTGTATACCTTTTCAACATCGCTGAAGTCTATCTCGGCGTGGCTTTGCTCATCACTTCCTGACCAAGTATCAACATCAATTAGTATTGAACTCTTATCAGTTAAAATATTATTGCATAACCACACACTAGCATCACCAGTAAATACACCTAGTTGTAAGAAGCGCAGGTTAGGCTTACCTGCATACTCAGTAAGGTAAGTAGTAAAATTATTCTGTGCAGTTTGTGCAAACCAATTAGGATAGCTCATTATTTATCCGTACTATAAAATCCACTGCCTTTAAAACTTACAGCAGGAGGAGCATAAACGCGACCAGCGAGATCACCACAACAGAGAGGTATATCCTCATCATCATATACAGACCTTTCAACTGACTTAACTAAGTTACAGGTGTTACATTTATATTCGTAAATCAAAACACAACTCCATCTTCTATCTTTAAGAACCCTACCAGTTTAGTACGCTTAGTCCTATTCTCAAACTCAGTAGTAATAGGTAGCCACTTCTCCTCCCACTTAGGCTGAGGTATATCGGTCAAGTTAAATCCCCACACACCAGCAGGTGTTGAGTTAATATACCAAGGGGTGAGTGATCTAATACCTGCTGCCAAAAGTAATCCCTGATACTTACTCTCTTCAATAAGTAGATCAGGGTAGTGAGTCTTACGGGATTTTAATTCTATAAACATCTTATGTTCTAGTGATATACAATCCCAGTTATCAAACTCTTCCGACTTCTCAAGGTCTGAATAGTAATTCTCTTTGAGGTAATCAAATAATTGTGGCTCTTTAAACTCTATGCCCAAGGTGTCTCACCACCTAACCTGTCTTGTAATCTACGCAAGGCTGAGGTTGACCGGCGATCAGCAGTAGATATAGCACACTCTAAGTACTGCGCTATCTGACTTAATGTAAAGTTATCGTGGTATCTCATCTGCAATATAGTTTTATCTTCTTGCTCTAGCTTTAGATAAGCCTTCTTTAAATCAATTAGGATAGCTAATAGGTTGCCACCTTCAGCAGGTGTTGACTGCTTACGAGGTGTACCATCGTTGATCATCTCTTGTGCTTGCTCTAATACTGTACCTTCTACAACGGAAGCAATAATAAATGGGATTAACTGTGCGATAGTTGAGGTATCATAAAACGCTTCGTCACCTACCTTATATCCTGCCTTACGAGCCTTCTCTTTACGAGCATATCTTTCTGCAACTCTACGCATCTGATAGACAATACGTTTCTCATTATGCTCACGCTTTTTTAAATCAGGTTCATTAAGTAGATCAGTAAACTGTTGACCACGACCAATAGCCCAGAGATAACACTCTTGTCTTACATCTTCAGCATCAACCCAACCTTTAAACTTACTAACTATACTATAAGTAACTGAAGGCACTAACTCATAAAGAGTTGGGTGTAATTCTGGTGTCATTTATTCCTTGATAAATATTCAATAGCCCTTGCCAATAAATTAATACTGTCGTCAAATAAACCAATGGCTCTGTTATGTTTAGAGCAAAGTAATCCTCTTACCTTACCTGTCTCGTGGTTATGATCTATATCCAATGCTCTTTTATCACTAGGTTTTTTACCGCAAATGTAACAAACACCATTTTGATTTATTAATATTTGATTATATTCTTCGGTGCTTATTCCATAAGAGCGAATCCTAGATCCTCTTTGTTCTTCATAAGTTTTATTTTTTGTACGAGGCATAAAGACTATTCACAATCCAGTGTCTGCACCTCAGGCCAGTGGTTGTCTAATACCATAATTGCAATAGCTGAATAGTTAAGTAGATCCATAAAAGAATCTCGTAATGATTCATTACTTGGTTTAACTTTGCTATCTACTAGATTATTAATACGAGCAATCTTGTCCCACATACGCACTCTTAGTCCGTTGATAGGACCGCCAGGTGATCTTGCAATATTTAATGGACCGTAATCGTGGTGCTTACTGATAAGTAAGTTACCTGCTGCATCCATAACAGACCACATATTGGATATGAACTCTTCTTCTACTCCTTCGTTGGAGGTGGTGCGATTTCTATTGTATGCTTTTCGTAATTGATCTTGATAATAGAGATCCCTAAGGTCGCCAACCATTCTGCTAACACCATCAGATCCGACTTCTTCATACATTAGCCACTCCAATTGTCCGTTTTGTCTCTTCTATACCCTTTGCTAAGTATAGATCATTAAGGTCCATACCAGCAGGAAGAGACACGATAGTAGAGTTAATAACTTCTTGAGCTACCATCCTAGAAAACTCTGCTCCTGGATTACTACCATCTTCTTTTAAATCATTATCACCAATAATATAAACCCTGCCATAGCCAGTAAACATCCTAGTAAAGTGTGACTTCCAAGCCTGTACACCAGGAACTCCTACTGCCGGTATACCTAGGATTGCAGATGCAACAATAGTATCTAGTTCACCTTCACAAATTGCTATGTATTCACTAGTTAAAATAATATCGCTAACATTATATAGATGACCCTTCTGTCCTAGTGGTGCTCCATACCTAGGCTTACCTTCATCTAATCTTCTAAACTTAAAGCCAACACAGTGTCCCATTACCGTCATATAAGGTATGGATAGCCAGCCTTGATAGTGCTCGTGGGTTGCAATAGGATCCTTTATGTAACCTAAGTAGTACTGATCAGCTACCTCTTTAGAAATCCCACGACCTGCGAGAAAGTTTACTGCCTCTTCGTTTAGATCCTTGTTGTACTGTACTGCCGCTTCTAGTGAGGATTTCAATTGCGCGGGCGAGAGCATCTTTAAACTCCATATTCTCTATAAGACTAATAATGTTTACTGCGTTGCCACCCTTACCGCAAGTGTGACAAAAATATAAATTGTCCTTAGTGTTTATTACTGCACTTCTTCTACTGTCGTTATGTAATACACACCTTACAGAACAAGCCCTACCTTCCCTTACCTCACCGCCATAGTGAGAAACAATTACTCCAATGGGTATTGTGTTCGCATCGGTTCTGCCATTGCCATTGCCAGACTTCCTACTCCTGGACCAGTCTTGTGCTGGCATCCGCAGTCTCCTTTACATTTACGATGATAGTTATCTGCTTGTTTAAAGTGGCGTTTAGTATTTTCTGT